ACGTGCTCTGGTGAAAGGCGGTTCGTTCGGCATATACGGCGATTTCATGCTGGCTGATCAAACAAAGTATGGTTCTTCCATTGCCGCCACAATCGGTGGCCCGGCCCTTGGGTTAGCCGAGGGAGTTGCAAAGCTGGCCGTCGTAAACACGCAGAAACTGGCAAAAGGAGAAGATACAACATATGCGGCTGATGCTATTCGAGTCGGCAAGATGGTTACACCTTTTGCTAACTTGTGGTATACAAAAGCTGTGTTTAACCATCTGATTCTCCAGCAAGCGCAGGAAATGGCAAGCCCGGGTTACAACGCCAAACTTCGCCAGAATATGGAGCGCAACTACGATACCAAATACTGGTGGAAGCCAGGCGCAACAGAGCCTAGCAGGGGGCCGGATCTTGAAAGGGCGGTAGGAAAATGACAATAAACTTATCTAACTGGACTGACGAAGAACTGAAAAAATACCACAAATCGCTTATAGAGGACCAAGTTAAGTCATTATCTGACAAAGGTACCGCGGTTGGACTTCTTTTTTTTTACGGGTTTATTACTTTTGGCGGCGTGGTGGGGTGGTGTATTGATGAGGTTCTTTCCAGATTGGCGACGCCGGCTCAGATTTTATTTTGTTTTTTTATTATCTCTGGGGCCTTAAGCCTGTATTTTTCATTTAAAAAAGATAGAGAGTCTATCTCAAGAAAAGCATTTATTAGGGAAGAATTGGAAAGAGTTCAGGATGAGGTGTTAAGACGATCTCACCAAAGGTCATAACTAGCCCACTCAAGTAAGTCAGTTCCAAAGCGAAGGATTTTCTATGGCTAAAAAACAATACGGCATCATGCCACCGTTTCCGAAGCTGGTAGCCATGCTGCGTGGTTCCCAGTACCGTCACTTTGTGTTTGGGATCGACTGGTGGCACAGGCACATCATAGTTTTGCGTGATGGAAAACCGGAACTGGTGCCGATTGAGCAGGTGAAGTTTGTCGAGCCAACAGAAGAAGAACTCGAAATGCTGAGTGAGATGTAACCGGAAAGAAAATACCCGCCAGACTTCCCGCAAAAATCTAATTACTCTCAGGCCGCCAAGCGCGGCCTCATTTTTGCCCAGTATTCTCCCTCCTTTCACAATCGGACCTGCCATCTTTAAATCAGCCATCCCGGCCGGGAGGTAAGGAACGATGAAAATGACACACAGAGTTTCCGAGGTCATAACCTACGGGACGTCAACGGCCAGCGCTACGTATTGGTTTTCGCAGCTGCTTGATTCATACACCCCCGGCCAGTGGGCAGCCATTGGCGTCATTGGCAGCCTGGTGTTCACAGCGTTGACCTTTCTCGTAAATATCTACTTCAAATGGCTCGCGTATCGCCGCGGCAAGTTGTCGGAAGGATGATCCCATGACCAAAGACGAAATTTTTAACGCCATCCTTGGAAAAGAGGGCGGCTACGTGAATAACCCGAACGACAAAGGCGGCCCCACTAACTGGGGTATTACTCAGGCTGTTGCCCGGGCCCACGGTTATACCGGCGACATGCGCAACCTGACGCGCCAGCAGGCGCTGGATATTCTGGAGGCTGATTACTGGACAGGCCCGCGCTTCGATCAGATATCTGTGATGTCATCGGCTATTGCCGCTGAGTTGTGTGATACCGGTGTGAATATGGGGCCCGCAGTAGCGGCAAAATTTCTGCAGCGAGTGCTGAATGTGATGAACAATCAGGGGCGGCTGTACGCAGATATCGTTGCTGATGGGCAGATTGGCCCACGGACCATATCTGCTTTGCGAAGCTATCTCTCTGCGCGCGGAGCGAATGGTGAAACGGTCATGCTGAAGGCACTGAACTCCCTGCAGGGCACCCGCTATATCGAGCTGTCAGAACAGCGTGCGGCTAACGAGGCGTTCACCTTTGGCTGGTTCAGCAGGGTGGCGCTATGAAACTCATCATCTTTGCTGGGTTTGTGCTGGTAGCAATTATTGTCCTGCTGCTCATCCGGAAATACTCCTCACTGGAGTTCGTCAGTCATGCCCGGCTGCTGTTTAAGGCATGGTCGGTGTGGCTGGCCACGCTTGGTACAGCTCTGGGTGCGTATGTTCAGTCTTTCCCGGATGCAGCTCTGCAGGCATGGGCAATCCTGCCACCGGATATTAAAGGCTATCTGCCACCAAACATACTGGGTTTCATCAGTCAGGCAATGATTGTGTTTGCTGTGCTCGCTCAGTTTGTCCGGCAGACAAAATTAAAGGACCGGGCTGATTCGATGAGGGCCCCGCAATGACCGAAATTCTCTCTCTGCTTTCCGGTGGATGGGGTTATCTCGTCGCCGGCGTAGCGGTGGTAATTGCGCTGGTGACATCCTGGTTTACCGGAAAGAAAGTCGGAGCCACTCAGGCACAGGCAAAAGCAGATGTTGCAGCGGCGCAGGAAGTCACCAAACAGGCCGAGGCAGTAACCCAGCGTCAGGCAGATATCGTTAAGGCGGTGAAAAATGTTGAGCAGGATAACCAGTCTGTTTCTGATAGCGCTGCTCGCGAGCGCATGCAGCAGTCAAAGTACCACACCGACGATTAATTACGTCACCGTCGATTCTGCCTGCACTGCGTTCAACCCCATCATCACCCACGGGAAAGATCCGCAGGTGATGGACGTCAGGACTGTGCGGCAGATCAACGCGCACAATGATAAATGGGATGCGCTATGTGGTGAGAAAAAATGAACATCTTTAAATGGCTTCTAACGAAGCATACCCCCAAAAGAACCGTTAATGAGGAAATTGATACTATGGCACTTAACGTAACCATGACCGCCGCTGATGTGGCAAAAATCGTTAATGACAACGCTGAAATTCAGGCTGCTGTCATCGCTAAATACTTTGAGGCTAACGCCCCTTCGCTGGTCATCTCTGACCTGTCTACCACTACCAGCACGACTACCAGCACTGAAGCGACTACCGAAGCTGCTGCATAAACAGGTAGTGAAATACCTCACGGGGCCGCATAACGCGGCCTTACTTTTGCCCAGTGCCAGAGCGATTCTGACAATGCGTCACATGTCGAACTGTTTTGGAGTTGATGATGGTCGAGAACGACACTTCATCGGTTGAATACACATTATCAACCAGCACTGGCCCATTTGATATTCCGTTCTATTTCATAGAAAACGGGCATATCTCCGCGTGGCTCTATACCGAAAATAGCGATGGCAGCTACGACGAAACCACGCTGACTCTGGACACTGATTATACCCTGACCGGCGCTGGAGATTCAGAAGGCGGTACGCTGACGCTGACCGAAACTCATGACGGCGCCATTCTCCTGATTGCCCGATCCCCTGATGCAACACAACAGACAAGCTATGTAGCCACCGGTAAATTCCCGGCAACCAGTCATGAGCGCGCCCTTGACAAGCTGACGATGCTTATCCAGAAATTCGGCTGGTGGTGGGACACGCTGGCGCTCAAGAAACCGAATATTTTCTCTAACTACTACGACGCACTTAACAATCGCATTCGAAATTTGCGTGATCCGTCGCAGGCTCAGGATGCGGCGACAAAGAGCTACGCTGACGGTCTCTACGATGGCGCTATTTCTCACGCTGACACACAGTTTAAGCGCACGCTGCGGGTGCCGGAGTCCAGCGTCGGGGTTATCCCCGGCGTGGCGGCGCGCAAAAACCACATTCTGGCGTTCAACAGCGCAGGCAATCCGATCACTGTGTTACCGGAGTCTGGCAGCGCGGCCGATGTTCTCATAGACCTGGCTTCAGGCGAAGATGGGCTGGGTGATTCATTAGTTATGCACAGTAATGGACTGACCGTTCGGCAGATGATTGATTCCCGCTCGGTAATTAATGTAATGGAGTTTATCCCACCTGAATTGTGGCAGTATATCGGTCAAGAAATCGCTGCTGCTGACACAATTGCAAATGCGGGAGATTTATACGATTACATAGTGGAAGCAGATGCGGCGGCCTATTCTGCCAATAAAGCGCTCTTCTTTCCAGCAGGGCAATACCCGATCAGCCAAACCTTCAACCAAACCGCCAGGGAAGTTGTCGGGATCTTCGGCGCATCCTTCCTGGTACCTTACACCTCCTTCCCCACAGGGAGTTGGTTACACTCCTGGCCCGCAGTGACCGGGCAGCCCCGCCTGACTACCCGAGGTATGGGATATGACGGGTTAGGTAGTGATCGGGAGGACTTTGTGGGGGGCTTCCTTCTAGGCACTGGCTGCCACACCTCGGAGATTTCAAGCGTGTTTGCCCGCAACTGCTGGCTAGGAGGGCTTCGAGTTAACCCGCTGGGGGCTACAAGGGATATCGTAAACTTTAAGATCGACCGCGTATATTTGCTCGACTGCGGTTCTGCAGCCAACTATGCCGGGCTATCCATAGAGCTGAGCAGCAGCACTACCGCTATTACTGACGGTTCTATCCGAGATATTGATATTTCCGGAACTAACGCAGATAGCAGCAACACCATTGGTCCGATGGCGTTTACCATCACAACAAATTCTAAGGCGATGTTCAACGTCGTTATGGAGAGGTTTTTCACCTCAACCCGCCTCAACACGCACGTTAAGACAGTATCAAACTCCCGGTATCTGTTAACTGGGTGTGTGATGCGCCAGTTCTCAGGGGAGACGCACGCGTACATTGACGGGGTAGACACCAACGGTTATTACACCAGTGAACCGCAGGTTTATTTACAGGCGGGCTACCGAAATCGATTTGAACAGATGTATGCTCATGGGGCGCTGAATAACGCCGGGCTACAGATTGTGGACGGTATTGAACCCGTGTTCGACCAGTGGACATTTCAGCCTGGCCAGAATACCGACACTGATGGGAACTACTTAAAGGCATTGCAAATTGATGCGTGTGATAATGCGATGTTTCGCGATTGCTCTGTCCGCAATATCATTAGCACCAGTTATGATGCGCCGTGGAAAAATGCGTTTACACAGTATATGGTAGACAACGGGACTAACACCGCGTGGGAGTCGTCACAGATGACAAACACCCCGGTGGTATTACACGATCGTACATTCTACAGCGATCTGACCCTCAAGTCTGGAAGCGAAACGTTATATTACCCCACGAATGCCATCTCTTACGGCGCGGATATTGTGTTTTCAGCATCTTCAGGCGCGCTGGTAATGGAATACCCGTCTACATCAAACACCACTGATGATGAAAACGTACAATTCCCTCTGTTGACCAACCCCGGTCAAGGGACCGTTGAGTACTATTACTTGACAGCTAAACTCACGATGACGGCCGGGGATGTTGATAACTGGTACATAGCATTTCAGATGTTCGGTACGACATGGACTGTGGCACCTTCAGCGCTGGACACCGAATATATTATTAATGCTCGATTTGTTGTAACATCATCTACAACACTTAACAGGTTGATTATACATATCGGCCATACTGCTGCGGTAGGTGCAGCGAGTAGCTTTACGTTGTCAGATATTATTTTGACGACAGATCGATACACCTATCCCTTCCGTTATAA